ATTATTTTGGATGCTATTGGTTGGAACTGTGAGAAGCAGATGTCTTTGGAGTCATTTTTCACCTGATATATAAAACCCCAGAGGATTACCAATGGAAAAACAAAAGCTAGCGATGGATTTATTCATCGAGTCTGTAATGAAACCAGACAGTGACCTTAGGGGTCAAGCATCAGATCAGGGTTGTTTGGAAGAACTCCTACAAATCCGTCATGATGTGTTAGAATACTTATACAAAGAGAGGAAAAACTAATCTATGGCATTGTCCAAATCAGTAGAGGATTCTCTGAAGGAAGCAAGTTCCTCCCTGAGAAACGCTCTAGCTTTCGCTGCTAGACAGGAGAGATCACATACCTGTCAGTGTATCGCTAAACTATTAAACGATATTGATCTTATCCAAAGAACAGATGAGATGTTCGATACTCTTGAAAGTATCAAGGATAACTCGGGTAACAACCCATTTGGTAAATTTGGTTTTGATGAATGATGGATTTCTTAAAGGATATTGTAAATGAAATTGGTGGCGACTACACTCAGATTGCCTCAGAGATTGAAGAAACAGAAACATACGTTGACACTGGTTCGTTCATCTTTAATGCTCTTGTATCTGGGTCTATCCATGGTGGTGTATCTGGTAACAAGATTACTGCAATTGCTGGGGAAAGCTCTACTGGAAAGACTTTCTTTTCACTCGCCGTGGTCAAGAACTTCCTGGATACTAATCCCGATGCATATTGCCTTTATTTTGATACTGAAGCAGCAATCAATAAAAGCCTTTTGGAGTCAAGAGGTATTGATCTTAAACGATTGGTTGTCGTCAATGTCGTTACAGTAGAAGAGTTTAGGATGAAGGCACTCAAGTGTGTCGATATCTACCAGAAGAAACCAGCTGACGAACGCAAACCCTGTATGTTTGTCCTAGATTCTCTGGGTATGTTATCTACAGAGAAAGAAATCAATGATGCCCTAAACGATAAGATGGTTCGTGATATGACTAAATCACAACTCATCAAAGGAGCATTCAGGATGTTGACATTGAAACTAGGTCAGGCTAAGATCCCAATGATCGTCACTAACCACACCTATGATGTGATTGGTTCGATGTTCCCCACCAAAGAAATGGGTGGTGGTTCTGGTTTGAAGTATGCAGCATCAACTATTATCTTCCTCTCTAAGAAGAAAGAGAAAGATGGTAAGGATGTTATTGGTAACATCATTCACTGTAAGACACATAAGTCTCGTCTCTCCAAAGAGAATCAGATGGTAGATGTTAGACTCTTCTATGATGATAGAGGACTAGACAGATATTTCGGTCTCCTAGAACTAGGGGAAGAGGGTGGTTTATGGAAGAACGTAGCCGGTAGATACGATATGGGTGATGGTAAGAAAGTCTATGCGAAGGCTATTCTGAAAGAACCTGATAAGTATTTTACTGAAGAGGTGATGGAGAAACTGGATGTCATCGCTAAAGGAACATTTTCATACGGAGCTTAATGGATCGAATTGAGAACTTAATACTAAGATCACTCTCTCATAGTGAGGGGTTTTCTAGGAAGGTTATTCCTTTCATCAAACCAGAATATTTTCACGATAACGCTGAAAGAGTTCTCTTTGAAGAGATCGCACAATACATTGTTAAGTACAACTCTAATGTCACTGTACAGGCTTTAAGTATTGAAGTAGAGCAGAGAACGGATCTATCTGATAGTGATGTTAAAACTATCAGGACTATCCTAGAAGACTTTGATGCGGTTACAGGAACTGATGAGTGGATGATTGATTCCACTGAGAAGTGGTGTAAGAAACAGGCAATCTACAACGCTCTTATGGAGTCTGTGAGTATTGCCAATGGAGATAGTCAGACTAAAGCTGAAGATGCTATCCCTAGTATCCTCTCAGAGGCACTAGGTGTATCGTTCGATAGTAATGTAGGTCACGACTATATTGAGAACGCAGAGGATAGGTGGGAGTATTATCACCAGAAAGAAGATAAGATTCCATTCGATATTGATCTACTTAATGCGATTACCAAAGGTGGTCTCCCCAATAAGACACTCAATATCGCACTTGCTGGTACTGGAGTTGGTAAGTCACTCTTTATGTGTCACGTAGCAGCCTCTAGTTTGATGCAGGGTAAGAATGTTCTATACATCACTGCTGAGATGGCAGAAGAGAAGATTGCAGAACGTATTGACTCCAACCTACTCAATGTCAATATCAAGGATCTATCTGAACTACCCAAACAGATGTTTGAGAAGAAGATAGATGCAGTGTCTAAGAAAACACAAGGTTCTTTGGTTATCAAAGAATATCCAACAGCTTCTGCTCACTCAGGACACTTCAAGTCTCTACTTAATGAACTAAAACTTAAGAAGAACTTCACACCAGATATTATCTTTATAGATTATCTTAATATCTGTGCTTCCTCTCGTATTAGGGCTGGAGCTAACGCTAACTCCTACACACTAGTGAAGAGTATTGCAGAAGAGATACGTGGTTTAGCAGTAGAGTTCAACGTTCCTATCGTGAGCGCTACCCAGACGACCCGTAGTGGGTATGGAAACAGTGATGTGGGTATCACAGATACCTCTGAGTCTTTCGGTCTTCCTGCAACCGCTGACCTTATGATTGCTCTCATCTCCACTGAGGAGTTGGAAGGACTGAATCAGATCATGGTCAAACAACTCAAGAACAGATACAATGATCCCACCCTCCACAAGCGTTTTGTTGTCGGTATTGACAGAGCTAAGATGCGGTTGTATGACTGTGAGCAGGCGGCTCAGGATGATATTCTGGATAGTGGTGACGACTCTGAGGAGAAGAGTTCCCTCAAGGACAAGTTGGCAAAACTGAGTTTCTAGTGTATAATGGTTGTGTTGGGGAGAAAACCCCAACCTCCTTTGTGATGTGGTGTTTGTTGGGGAGGGGGTGGTTCCCTTCCCCATTTTTATTGTTTATTGGTATTCAATTATTATGAGCGTAGATTTTTCTAAGTACGGTGAGTTCGTAGACACAGTAACTAGTGCCCCCTCCAAGGGAACTGGTGAGATGATCGCAGTACTCAAAGACCTTAAGGTTCGTGGAGCACAACCTGAGAGGCTACTCACTGGTGCAGTTGGTATCTGTGCTGAAGGTGGTGAGTTTATGGAAGTCGTCAAGAAAATGGTATTCCAAGGCAAACCTTATGACCACGATAACGTTTGGCATATGAAGCGTGAGTTGGGTGATATTATGTTCTACGTACAAACAGCGTGTATCGCTCTAGGTACTACTGTTGATGAGATTGTAGAGATGAATGTAGATAAACTAGAAGCACGATATCCTGGTGGTAAGTTCAGTGTGGAGAATAGTGAGAATAGACAGGAAGGTGATATTTGATTACCTTACCCTTAAGTCAGTTGGTAGGATTTCTTATAGGTACATTACTGGTTATCCTTATAGTTAAACTTTTTGATAAAATTTCTGATAAAATTTCTGAATTAATAAAGTTAAAAAAAGAAGTAAAAAGAGGAATATGTCGTATGTATGAAGAAATGGGTCGTAATGAGATTGCTAGACAAAAAGACAGAGAATTCTTCAATCGAGAAATCTCAAAAATTTACGATAAACTAGAACAAATCAATAGTGTGGGGATGTCTGATGTCCGTTAAGTATGAACTAAAAGACCTGGATGTATCCAAACTTCCAACAATTATAAGGGAACGACTGGATGAAACTCCACATCATACTATTTTCTACTTAGAAGATCATGATAAACCAGAATTCTGTAAGGGAGACGGTAAAGACCTTCAATTCTTGTTCTTGGGGTTAACAGAAGGTGGATTTTGTTGTTTAAAATGTGACCCAAGTGAAATCACCTACCCTCTAAACGATTACTTTGAGTCTATTAAGTGTGGAGATGTCTGATGGGTAAAAAGAAAAAGTTAAAGGACGAATGGTCCTATGATAAAACCCCAGAAACTGAAGAAGCAATTAAACGCCTACACGAAACAATTCGTATGCGTAAATTAAAAGATCAAGACGACAAACTAAACTACGATACAGGAGGAAAATGACAGACAAACCAATTACAGTTGAAGAATACCAAGAGGCTGGTAAAGAGTTCTGGCCAAAGTATTGGTATGTGGCTAAAGAACTTGGAGAAAACTCCAAGACTGAAGATATCCTAAAGGTAATGGAGTCTCTTGCTGGTGTTGTTATGATCAACAGAAGCAACGAAAAGAAAGAATACTCAGGTATGATTGGATTCAATAAGTCCCTAGAAGACAACCCTCTGTGTTCTGCTACATACCAAGGAACACCAGTTACAGAGTGTCCCCCAGGGACTATCTACTGTAACGGTGAATGTTGTGATCTATGAGGTAAATTATGGCTAAAAGAACTTATACTACAAAGTCTGGAGATGTCTTTGAGTGGGACGAAACCCCAGAGACTGTAGAGGCACTCAAAGCTCTCCATAGACAAGTGGCAGAGACAAAACAGAAGCTTGACAACACCAAGTGAGTCTGTTATAATATGAGGGTGGTTGAGAGACCACCCACTAAGGGTCAGTAGCTCAGATGGATAGAGCAATTCACTTCTAATGAATTGGTCGGGGGTTCGAGTCCCTCCTGACCCGCTATAGTTTCCTTAGCAATCTGGTGAATGCTCCGAACTCATAATTCGGCTGAGGTGGGTTCGATCCCCACAGGAAGCATTGGAGATTGATCATCTCCATAGGATGTGACAGAATGAACCGTTTGGTTAATACCGGTCATTGTATAGTAGGGAAGGCTGTGGTGGCCGCCAGAAAGACTAGGAGACTAGAGTTCTGAGAACCCATACCAGGGTCCCGAAAGTTCAGAGGTATTACTATTCTTAGTATGACCCCTCTGTTGGAGGTAAAAAGATAATCCTCCCATCCACATTCCACAATAGCTCAGCGGTAGAGTCGGTGACTGTTAATCACTTTGTCCCTGGTTCGAATCCAGGTTGTGGAGTTAAAAAATACTACTTGTTATGGTTGAATCATTTTACGGAGAAACACTAAACTCAGCAACCACTGGTCAGTTGTGTTCTTATGCTCAGGATAACGAACAATGGCAAACCATAAAACAAGACTATAGGGGTAGTGTATACCAGTCTGTTATGGGTCATAGACTTCCTAATGGGCATCCTATTGAGGGGCATATTGTTAAGATCTTCCTCACGTTCAATAAGTTATATTTTAATTATGATTTAGTGGGAACATTTGAGGTACAGTTTCTCAAATACAATGTACACGATGGGTATGATTGGCATTGTGACTATGGATTGAGTGAGAACCCTAAGGCAGTAAGGAAACTGAGTATGATTATTCAACTCAGTGATATGTGGGACTATAATGGTGCAAACGTATTCTTAAGGGACTGGAGTAACCAAGAACACATGCTAAGTAAGGAATCTGGACATGTAACTATATTTGATTCTAGAGTCCCCCATAGAGTCTCTCCACTCACTATAGGGGAACGATATTCCCTGGTAGCCTGGGCTCATGGTCCAGAGTGGAGATAAATAATATATGAATCATCTTTTATAATGAACTATAAACCATATTCACAAGAATGGCATAGATATCGCTATCTAAAAGAAGCAATCGACAAGTACATTGACGATTATGTAGATAACGATACCATTATGAACGACATTCTTGGTATTGTATGTGAACGCCAAGAGCGAGCTCATGCTGAATACCACAGACTTGAAGACTTAGAACTTAAACTTGACTTTAGAGACTAATATGTTATCTACTCAATACAGACTAAGATTGGAATCCATTTGTAAATGTATAGCTCACCAAGAGTATGTTCCAATTGAGGATATGATCTGGGCAGAGAAGTTAGCTAAATCTCATACAACTGCCCGTGATTGGTTGAATAAAGCTCGGAGGCACGCTGCTAATAACATTCAGGAGGGAACTATGGATGATTTTATGAATAAAATGGGTTTGGGTGATCCTGATCCATCTAATCATAAAAAAGGTTTTGATGGTGCAGATGATATCAATGAATGGTTTGGTAGGGACAAACCAGATGACTGGAGGCAACGTGATTGA